GTAGGGATTAAAATGAGAGGCCATGTCAGCCAATAGATTATGCGATCCTACTTTGCTTTCGAAAAAAATTTAGCAGCCTTAGCTCTAAACTTTTCCCATGACATTTTTGCCATGCTATTAAAAACCCTCGGTTCAAAAACGCGCTTTCTATAGATCAGTCGGTAGCCATTCTCAACTAACGGTTCAGTTCTAAGAACCTTCACTATTGCGGAGCTTGGAATTATTCCTTGTTCCTTCATGGACTCATAATGTTCTTCCAAGTTGGTGCTACTCTTTAAAATCTCCCTGCCAAGCTCTATCTCTTCAGGCGGAAAATGAAACTCCGGGTTGTCTTTTAGAAGAAATATCTTGCTTTTTTCGCCATCCTCTATATCCACAATATATTTTACCCGGTCACCAATCGCTCTTTCCTTGTAGTACATTCTGGCGGGCCGGACCACTTCGACCAACCTGTTTTTAAATTTTTCGTTAACAGCATCCCATCTTTTAGGTCGAGCTGGAACAGTGTACTTTCCAAGATTAGTAGAAAGAACAATCTGCTTTTTTATGTCCTTGTTCAGTAGAAGGGGGCCGCATTTAAGTAGGGAGATATTGTTAGTGTAAAAAAGAATGGGGCCGTAGGATCTCTCTAATACTTCGTAGGGCTTTAATATGATCGGGCTTTCATTGAAATCCTCTAGTCTTATGTAGTAATTAAGGCCAATATTTAAGTATATTGAATAGATTATTACTGGCCTGTCTTTACAGTTCTCCAGCATAACCTTACTTATGAAATTTTGAGAACAGTCTTCATCCCGGCTAACGGTAAACATTCCGCTAACCATTATATTTGACTTTCTAAGGTAGTTCTTTGTTGCCACAGCTAGGGCTAGGACTGCTATAAATAAAGTTGGGGTGATTCCGTCATATAAAGTATGCAGCTTTGTGATGATCCAGTTTATTACGATATCCATAAAGCTCCTTTCTTGTTTAGCTTATTTTTTACTCTATGGGCAATTGCGACTAACGCCATCTCTAGTTTTATTGCTGGGGTTGCGTTGATTTTGTTCTGTCCAGAATTGGCATTCAGGACTATTTAGCTTCTTCAGACGTTCATTCTCAGTTTGTTGTTGTAAGCGTAGATGTTCAGCCTCTGCCGAACGCAGGGCTATGCTCCGTCTGATTGCCTCGGATTCTTGCTTCATTCGCTCTGTAGAACGCCTAAGTTCCTGACTTGCTTCTTGAACGTAACGCTCTGCTACAGCTTTAGCGATTGCGAGTTCTATTCCATCTTTTAGTAGGCCGCCGAGTGTCACGCCAATAGTGATTATGGCCAGCCACTCGAAGCGTCCTATTGGGCGAATTCGCGGTGCCCAAGGGGCACGAATTTCATCTGTATCAACCTGCATGGGTTCCCTTTCCTGATAGCTGGCTTCACGCCAATCCTTCAACAATCCCGCCTATCTCGGGCATACCAACGCCTAGCCACTTCCTGTGTGATCGCTATCCCGCGCTTTGACTGGTCAAGTTTCGATTGGCTTCATCGTAGCTCGGACTTGTCTGTCCGCACTCGGGGGCAATCTGCCCGCTAGCGATCCAAAGGGCGTACTGAGGGAAGGCCCGCACAAGTACGTCAATTTCGTCAGTGCTTACTCGTACAGCGCCTTTGCTGACATTCAGCCACCGGCTGTGATCCGTATTGCTGAGTTGACTGAGCTTTTTAGGGCCGATCTGCTTAATCAATAGTCTTGCTCTATCTGCCGAGCTTTCCATATAGAAATTATTCACACGAAGCGACGAAGGTAACTATTGACTCGACTCAAGGCCAGGTCAATAATTGCCTTCAGGGTAATTATTGACTTAATGGGCGTAGCCCAATAAAGACCAACATAGTGCAGCAAAGGCCATGGAAGTGGAAGAAATCAAGGCTCAAGACCTCCGCGCGGCACCCCCGGTGTTGCCGTGGCGGGACTTCGCGAACTGGATTGGCATGGGGGAAGAGCACGAAACCGTCCGTGGATGGATTCGTAAGGGCTATATCCCCGCGTACAAGATCGGCAAGCACGTGATGGTCAATGTTGCGCTTTTCGTCCACCAGCTGATGGAAAGGGAGGAGTTCTGACCATGCGCTACCTCGTAGAGATTTGCACCTTCCACGGCCCGACCCGGCAACGTCGCTGGCATCGCGTCCATCAGGGC